AGGACGCGCGGAGGCTGCTGGAGGAGCTGCTGGGCGAGCCGATGCAGCCGGGCGACGCCCGGTACATGGTGCTGACCCACGTGATGCAGCTGATTGTGGGCGGCTTTGCGTGGATAGACCAGATGGGCCGATCCAACCTGTTGCGCTACGCAATGGGTGAGGTGTTGGACGCGATGGGCGAGCGCGTGGGAACGCCCAGGCTGCAAGCGGCCCCGGCTGTTACCACGCTGCGCTTTACGCTGTCCGCAGCGCGCACATTGCCCACCGTGATTCCGGTGGGGACGCGGGCCACGCCGGACGGGCGCGTGAACTTTGTAACGACGAAGGCGATCACCATTCAGCCGGGCGTGATCAAGGGCGACGCGCCGGCGGCGTCGGTGCTGGAGGGTGCGGCAGACGGCCAGGCGCACAACGGACTCCCGGCGGGGACCATCATGGCGCTGGTCGACCCGGTGCCGTTTGTGGCCAGGGTGGAGAGCATCGAGCCGAGCGCCGGAGGCCGGGCACGGGAGGCGGATGGAGCGTACCGCGAGAGGATCCGGCTGGCGCCGTCTCACTTCGCGGCGACAGGCACGGCGGACGCGTACCTATACCATGCGCGGAGCGCAACGACCCTGGTGACGGACGCCGCGGTGCGGCAGGCCGGGCCGGGCGAGGTGGAAATCGCGGTATTGGTAGCGGACGACGCGGAAGCCCCGGCGGCGGTGGCGCTGGAGGTGCTGCAATACGTGAGCGACCCGGAGAGACGAACGCTGACCGACCTGGTGAGCGTGCACGTGGCGGAGGAAGTGCCGTACAACATAGACGTGACTTACTACGCGCACCCGATGCGGATTGCGGCGGTTGTCCAAGCGGTGGAAGGCACGGGCGGAGCGCTGGAGCGGTATCTGGACTGGCAGGACAACAAAATCGGGCACGCTATCAACCCGGACAAGCTGCGCGCGCTGATGCTGGAGGCGGGGGCGCAGCGCATCGACCTGCACTTGCCCCTATTCGCCGAGGTTGGTGTGATGCGGCGCGCCCGGCATGGCACGGTGACGATGCATCACGTGCCGGCGGAGGTGACGGCATGAGGCTCGATGCTCCTGGACTGGACATGGTAGAGCTACTGAGCGCACCGCTGCGAGACGACCCGGGCGGGGTGGCCATCGCGCGGGCGATCACGCCTGCGATGCGCGAATTTCTGGGCGCGATCCCAAACGCGTCACTTTTGCCAAACGTGGCGAATCTGCCGGAGCCGATACTGGACGAGCTGGCGCGGGACCTGAATGTGCCGTGGTACGATTCTGGCGCGGACATCGAGATCAAGCGCGAGGCGATACTGACCAGCGACCTGATCAACATGCGCCTGGGCACGCCGTGGGCCGTGGCCACCGTGGCGGCGATGTACTTTGGCACTGCCACCGTAGAGGAGTGGTTCCAGTACGCCGGGGCGCCGTACCACTTCCGCGTGCGGACGGACAACCTGGACGCGGTGACGGCGTACGACGCCATCTTTCGCGAGCTGATCCAGCGCACAAAAAACGTTCGCAGCGTGTTTGAAGGCGTGTGGATCGATTACCAGACGCCGGACACGCAAGTATACGCCGGAACGGCTGTGCAAACGGCGGCATTGATCACAATCCAGATGGATGGCGGGAGGTTAACATGAGCAAGTGGGAACCGGGAACCATGACCGCCGCGGGGCTGGATCTGTTGGCCAGGGCGGAAGCCGGGGAGCGGATGCAGATTACCCGCGTAGCGCTGGGCGACGGAACGCTGGGCAGTGCGGATCCGGTGGCGTTGACGGCGCTGGTGAACCAGGTGCACACCGTGCCTGTGCTGGAAATCAACAGGGTGGGAACCGGCGGCGTACACGTGAGGGCCGACGTGGCGCAAGCGGCGTTGCCGTTCGACTTTTGGTGGCGCGAGGTTGGGGTTTTCGCCGCGGGGGAGACGGGGCCGGAGATACTGTACGCTTACAATAGCGTAGACGGAAATGCGAGCTATTTGGGGCCGGGCGGCCAGAACATGATACTGATCACGATGCCGATCTTCATAGGGACCGCGGCGGACGTAATCATCGTGGTGGATCACAGCATGGTGTATTTAACGAATACGGAATTTGAAAAGCGCTTTACGGAGAGCGTGAGCAACAGCTTAAGCGAAACGGAAGAAGGCAAGGCCCTGGACGCGCGGCAGGGCGCGGTGCTTGTGCAGATGATCGACGGGGTAAAGGCCAGGGTGGTTGCCGTTAAGCTCACCGCCGGCGGTTGGCTAGGGAGCGCGGCGCCGTACACGCAGACCGTGGCTGCACCAGGCGTAACCACGGCCGATAAACTGCTCCTGCCTGCGCCAACGCTGGAGAGCCACGAGGCCTACAGCAACGCCACAATCCTGATGCGGAACATCACTGCGAACGGGAGCGTCACGTTCCAAGCCAAAAAAAGGCCCACCGTTGACGTTGATGTCAACATCGCGCGATGGCCGCTGGGCGAGTAGAGGAGGGACGCGGACGTGTTGGAAAAAGGCACGATATCGGATGTACGCATCGAAAGGTACGTGCGCGTGCGCCCCGACGGCGCCCCGGAACACGCAACAGAGTGGGTAAGGGTGCCCGCGCATATACCGAATTTTTCTGTGGATGATCGCGTGACCTTCGCCGGGGACGATATGGGCGGCGGAGAGCTCGTGGGGATACAAAGGCCGAACGAAACGGGCGACTACTGCCCGCACTGCCCGCCGGGCCCTCCTGGGGCGCCGGGCGAGCCAGGACCGCAGGGAGAGCCGGGGCCCAAAGGTGAGACCGGCGCACCTGGCCCGAAAGGTGACACCGGCCCAGCAGGCGCACAAGGTCCACAGGGAAACACCGGCCCGGCGGGAACGCCAGGAGCAACCGGCGCGACCGGACCCCAGGGCCAGAAGGGAGACACAGGGGCAACAGGATCAACCGGCCCACAGGGACCTATCGGCCTAACCGGGCCAACTGGCTTGCAGGGCCCGAAAGGTGAAACCGGTGCACAAGGACAAAAGGGAGAGACGGGCGAGACAGGACCAACCGGGGCACAGGGCTTACCGGGTGCAAAGGGTGAAACCGGACCGGCTGGCCCGCAGGGGATCTCTGGGGCAACCGGGGCGCAAGGACCCAAAGGCGACACAGGCGCGACTGGAGCGACGGGGCCGAAAGGCGACACGGGCACGACTGGAGCGATGGGGCCTCAAGGGCCTATCGGAAACACTGGCGCGCAAGGCCCAACCGGCGCAGCCGGAGCAACTGGTGCCACCGGCCCGACAGGCAACGCCCCCTTCCCCGTCACTGCCAACACCACCGCGGCCCCGAGCGGCGCGCGGGTAAACGATCTGATTGTTAACGCTGGCACCGCTGCGATTACGATAGGCAACCTGGCATCGCAGGCGGTCGGCGCGGTTGTAAGGATCACGCAGCTGTCACCGCTGCAATGCGCTGCCGAAGGCAACATTCGCGGGCCGCAGGGCCAGAGCGGGCTCTCGGACGTGTCGATCACCAACGAAGCCGCATCGGATACGCTGCCAGACGCTGGGACGCATATGGTAGCGTCGCTGCTCCAGACATACCGAAACATCGCCAAGTGGGTCAGCGAGCGGTTCATGAATGCCCGCTTGACGCTCACCAGCATGGCGACCAGCGCCACCGAGAACACCGTTCTCCAGGTCGGTACGGCGAACAGCGATCCGTCTTACGCGAAGGTAGCACTGGCGACGCATGTTAGCGGTATGCTGCCGGTAGCCAACATGCCGATAGCGACAGAAGTGCAGGCGCAGGCCGGAACAAGTGCTGAGACCATCATCACACCGCAGAGAGCAGCCCAAGCTATCTCGGCATTGGCGCCGATAAGGTCCGTTGCTGGTAGAACTGGCGACGTGATCTTAACCGGGGAGGATGTAGGGTTAGGGAACGTTGATAATACAGCGGATGCTACTAAGAGTGTGGCCATGGCTTCAACATTAACCACTGCGAGAACCATTAATGGCGTATCATTTAATGGTTCTCAGAATATCACCGTTGCAGATGGTACAAAATTACCACTCACGGGAGGTGCCATATCAGGGCGTCTCATTGCGAGCGTGAACCAGTCGGCGATTGGAGTATCAGGTTCTTCCAGCCAGATCGAAGCACGGAGTGACGCAGAAAATAGCGCAGCTTCGATTGCTTTTCATAGGTCCGGGAGATATGCTGTTCACTTTGGACTCGATACAGACAACCAACTCAAAGTTGGTGGATGGTCCATGGGTGCGGGAAATGCCTATAGAATCTTCCACGAAGGTAATATTGGACTGCTTAATACTGCGTTTAATATACAGCTTTCTGGTTGGTACGAGCATACAGGTCTTTGGTATACGGACAGGTTACATGGTAACTTTGCTGCCATCGGATTTGCATACATTGCAGGACCAGAACCACAAACATGGCACGCGCAACAATGGGGACGACATTCGATTGTGCTT